TATGGTATAATTACCATACGTTCATCCAATGATCAGCGTTCTGCTGGCATTGACCCTTGCCCATCATGCCGACGACTCACCCTACGGGTGGCACATGTCGTGTGAAAGGTTTCTACAGAGAAGAGTTGAGATCCTTATGGATGACAACTTGGATCGTCGGACTAAGTATAATCTTATTGGTTATCTTAAGTCTAAAGTAGAAGGTCAGTGTGATCAGATGTTGGTCTGAGGACGCAAGTAAGTCGCGGAACGGAGCGTTCATCCCATGTTTGAACTACTACTGTATTCAACTCTCGCTTGTCCAGATGCCGATGCAATGATTCTTCGGATTCAGAAGCATGGTAATCTGAAACCAGAGTGGAAACTAGAACTGGTAGAAACCGTAAAGGAATCTGTACCAGAGTGCTACTGGGACGCAAACGACTGAAGGAACGGGAGATTAACACTCACCCATTTTTTCAGGAGTCAGACAAATGAACACACTTCTCATGATCAAAGAGCAGATTCAGAAGGCAGCAAAACTTCATGATGCACAGATCACTCACACCGCTTATCGTGGTGTCGTTTATGATCCTAACTGTGAGTCCCGTGGAGAAGTCCATGGTTCCTTCTGCTATCGCGGTCACACCTACGCTAAGTGAGGTGTGATGTATGCTGAAGGTCAGGTTTGATTACGACCTTCCAGAATACGATCCGTCTAAGCACGATCCAGATAGAGTCTTCGGATTTTTAACTTATCGTGGTATACATTATGCCAAGTGGATAGACTTAAAATCACGATCGGATAAGATCTGGAAGATCAAAGACTAGAATAAATAATCAGGAGGGTTCGCCCTCCTTTTTTTATAGGAATTTTTTTATGCAAGTAGATAGAGAAAAATTGAAACTGATCATTAGAAATCTTCAGTTACTCGTAGACGCTTTGGAGTCTGAAGTTTTTTCTGATGTTGATGCATACAAGAAAGAAGTTGGCAATCCTAAGTTTGGATTCTATCAAGGAAGAGATGACGATGACGGATATCCAGACTGACTCTTGACAAATCCTTTAAATACCATTAGAATAACTCTGTCCAGTTTGATAAAGAATGCTAGCTAAACTTATTTCAGTTACTCCTGATGCTGAGAAGCACATGGCATACTGTGCCCGTGTGAGTAACCCATCTAATCAGAATAACGAATCGTTTGCAGGACTCCTAAAATATTGCGTGAAGCATCAGCACTGGAGTATTTTTGAACAAGCGTTCATGACCCTAGAACTGACCACTACGAGGGCAATTGCAGCTCAAGTGCTTCGTCACCGTTCGTTCACATTCCAAGAGTTTTCACAACGGTATGCTGATTCATCTCAGTTAGGTGAGATTAAACTTCCTGAGTTGCGTAGACAGGATGATAAGAATCGTCAGAATAGTATTGATGATCTTGATCCCTTCCTGAAACAAAAACTTGAGATGCAGATGCAGACCTTGTTTAGTTCATCTATGGCACTGTATCAACAAATGCTCGGAGCAGGTGTGGCAAAGGAATGTGCAAGAAATGTGCTTCCACTCTGCGTAGGAACAAAAATTTACATGACGGGCTCAGTTCGTTCATGGTTGCATTATATAGATCTGCGTACTGCTAATGGTACACAGAAAGAACACATGGATCTTGCAAATGCTTGTAAAGATATTTTCATGGAACAGTTCCCGACAGTATCTGTTGCCATGGAATGGAAACAACAGGAGGAAAACTAATGCCAACTTACAATGTAAAGAATCTAAAGAATGGAGACACTCTGGAACTCTACATGTCAGTCTCAGAATATACTAAGTGGAGAGAAGAAAATCCTGATTGGGATAAAGACTGGAGTGCTGGTGGGTTTGGAGGAACTATATATGGTGAACCCAAACAGTCACAGGGTTTCAAAGAAGTGATGCAAAAAGTCCAAGAGCGTCACCCTGGTGCAAACTTGTCCCGTTATACTTGATTTTATGCCAAGAAAAAGATCGTCCAATCCTGTTCCCTTCGGAATGTCCAATAAGCAGATGAAGAGAAAGAAACCAATTAACAGTGAGTATCTCAAGAAGATTGAACCACTCACAGAGAACCAGGAGAAGTTCTTTCATGACTACAGCATGGATCAGAACATCTTTGCTTACGGTGCAGCAGGTACAGGTAAGACATTTATTGCACTCTATCTGGCACTCCAAGATGTACTGAGTGAGCACACACCATACGAAAAGATCTACATCGTTCGTTCGTTGGTTGCAACTAGAGAGATTGGATTCCTCCCTGGAGACCACGAAGATAAGTCTTCTCTCTATCAGATTCCATACAAGAACATGGTGAAGTACATGTTCAAGATGCCAGATGATAATTCATTTGAACTTCTCTACACAAACCTGAAGACACAGGGAACTGTTTCATTCTGGTCCACATCATTCATTCGTGGCACTACATTTGATAATGCTATCCTGTTGATTGATGAAGCACAGAACTTGAACTTCCACGAACTTGATTCAATCATCACTCGTGTTGGTGAGAACTCTAAGATCATGTTCTGTGGTGATGTTGTTCAGACTGACCTCGTAAAACAGCATGAGAAGAATGGCATCATTGATTTCATGAAGATCCTAGAGGACATGAAAGAGTTTAGTATGGTAGAATTTGGTGTGGATGATATCGTCCGTTCTGGTCTGGTTAAATCCTATCTCGTAAGTAAAATGAATCTCGGTCTCTAATATGTTCACTCACATTGGTCATTCGTTGCAGGAACTTCCAGAACCTACAACGGTGAACGGGGTGCGGTACTATCCCACCCCTAGTGGCAAGAAAATGCCATCAATCACATCAGTTACATCATTCAAGAACCGAGAGTTCTTTAAGAAGTGGCGTAAGAAGGTCGGAGACGCCGAGGCAGACCGCATTACAAAGGAAGCGACCACTAAGGGTACAATCTTTCACAAGTACGCTGAGGACTATTTAAACAACGTCTCAGTGCGTCCACAGGATTTATATGAAAGCATCTCTCCTGCATGGCAGATGTTTGAATCCGCACAACCTTTTCTGGACAACATAAATAATATACATGCACTAGAGGCACCGCTCTATAGCGAGTACCTTGGGATCGCTGGCAGAGTAGATTGCATCGCTGAATATAACGGCGAGTTGGCAATTGTAGATTTTAAGACCAGCGGGAAACAAAAGAAAGAGGAATGGATTGAACATTATTTTGTTCAGTGTGTTGCTTATGCTTACATGTATTATGAACGTACAGGAATTGAAGTAGACAAGATTGTAATCCTCCAAGCGTGTGGGGATGGAGAGGTGCAATTGTTTGAGAAGTATGATAAACTGTACTATATTGAACTATTGAGGAATTACATAGATGAGTTTGTTAACTATCACAAGGGAGACAAGTTTACCAATGTCTAAGGAAAATCTGAACGAGATCCTTGACGAAAAATTTATGACTGCTGCAAAGTTCTCCCTTGAGATTGAGAATCTCATGAAGGTGAGCAATGGCACAATGAATTATATTGAATGCATTGTTCACTACTGCAATGAAAACAACATTGAAGTTGAGACAGTTTCTAAGTTGGTCACCAAGTCTTTGAAGGAAAAACTAAAGTATGATGCCCAACGATTGAACTACATGAAAAAATCTTCTAAGGCACGTTTAATTCTATGACCGCGTTTGAATCGTACAGAGTTTATTCTGCACTGAAACTACATTTCACTACAGATAGTTACGATTACTTTAAGTATAACGGTAAGACTAAAGTCACACCAGAAAACTTTGAGAAGAGAAAGGACAAGTATTTTTTCAAGAAACTAACCAACAGATTGAGGGACGCTGATGTCGTCCCTTATTTTGTCGCAAATTTTGTGAAGGATTCTAATGGTTGGATCGGAACAATGCTTCGCAATGATGGTGATGACAACTACAGAGAGTGGAAACGAAGAGTTGAGAGTCTGTCTTATACTTTCAGTGAGGACATTGATTTTCTTCTCGGAGAGGTTGATGACTTTGATAAACTCTTTAAAGTTGATGGAGCACATCCACCATTGCTTAAGTTCTTGCTCGGCAAGAAGATTTCAATGGAAACTTTTGTAATACTTAATCAGATTCTGAACTTTGTTCCACAGTTTGATAGAAGTATTCAGGAACAACTCATGTGGAAGGATGTGAGGAGAACCGCCCTAAAGTATGCTCCATTCATTACAATTGATGTGAGTAAATATAAGAATACACTTAAAGAAAAAGTACTAGACCACAAATGTCTTTCTTTGATTCAGAAATAGTTCAAAACGAGATCGCTGAGATCCATAAAATTCAGGAAGAGATCGTCACCATGATCCCTAAACTTCCTTTCCTTATGCAGGAGGAGCAAGTAAAATATTTTGACAAGATGATTGATCTTGTAGAAAAACAAAAGTTATTTTACATGCGTTTGTCTCTGACTGATGATCCCCGTGCTAAGGAACTGCAACAGGAGTTTAAGAGGGCAGCGATCATGCTTGGAATGACAAGCAACACTGATCAGGATCTCGGTCTTCTATACGAATCTTTTAAGGATTCCATGTACGAACTCCGTCGCAAAACCATTGACGGAACGCTCTAAATACTGTATGATGATCCTGTTGGGTCATCGTAATCCAACTAATCCAATTAATACGAGGTAATCTAATGTCCTTTGCTGATCTTAAGAATAAGTCTAAGTTTGGTTTTGAGAAACTGACTCAAGAGATTGAGAAACTCTCATCCAATGCCAGCAGCAACACCGATGACCGTCTCTGGAAACCCGAGATGGACAAGACTGGCAACGGTTATGCAGTGATTCGTTTCCTGCCTGCTCCCGATGGTGAAGAAGTTCCCTGGGCAAAGGTTTGGTCCCATGGTTTCCAAGGTCCTGGTGGATGGTATATTGAAAACTCCCTGACCACTCTGGGTAAGAAAGATCCCGTGTCCGAATTGAATCGTACACTGTGGAACAGTGGTCTTGATAGCGATAAGGAGATTGCTCGTAAGCAGAAGCGTAAACTCTCCTACTACTCCAACATCTATGTTGTGAGTGATCCTACTCACCCTGAGAACGAGGGCAAAGTCTTCCTGTTCAAGTATGGCAAGAAGATCTTTGATAAGATTCAGGAAGCAATGAAACCTGAGTTCCAAGATGAAACTCCTGTCAATCCTTTTGATCTGTGGGAAGGCGCTAACTTCAAACTGAAGATCAAGAAAGTTGCTGGTTATTGGAACTATGACTCTTCTGAGTTTGCTTCTCCCTCCACTCTGGAGCAGATGACTGATGCTGAACTGGAGAAAGTTTGGAAGTCTGAGTATGCCCTGGAAGAGTTCCTGGATGCTAAGAACTTCAAGTCCTATGAGGAACTGGAGTCTCGTCTGAACGTTGTCCTTGCTCGCACTCCTAACAAGCGTGTGGACCCCGAGACTGCCGAGGATGAGGGTGACTTCAATGGTCCCGACATCATGGCACGTTCCAGTCGTCCTGTGTTCAACACCGTCGCTGAGCGCACTGCTCCTAAGAACGAAGAGCAGGAACTGCGTCAGCAACTGCGTGATCTGCAACCCACTGCATCGTCTGACGAAGATGATACTCTGTCCTATTTTGCCCGCCTCGCTGAAGAAGAATGAAATCAGTTACACTTGAAGAATATAAAGAAGCAGGGGAAGAGTTCTTCCCAAAGTACTTCTATGTTGCAAAAGAGTTAGGCGAGGGATCTAAACCCGAAGAAGTTCTGAAGGTTATGGAAGCACTCGTTGGTGTCGCAATGAAGCGACGAATTGAAAACAAAATGACTTCACCATTTGGTTTCAACAAGAAAAATGAAGAAGTATCTACTACAGATAGTTAGTAGTCCTGTAACCCACTTCAATGTTTTGCTAGTGGGTTTTTTAGTTCTGGTTGGGGTGATGCACAACCACGCACACTACACTATGGAAGCGGACGCTGATTCATATGTACTACAGTATCTCAAGAAACATCCTGACTACTGTGGCAAAATTGATTATTAATTCCAAAAAACCCCGAAAAAAAATTCGGGGTATTTTTTTGTCTGTAGGGTTTTTCAG